AAACTATTAGTTGCGGTTCGATTCCGTAGCGGGATGCCAATTGTATAGGTGTGACCCGAAAGGTTAGGGGGCGGATTGCAAATCCGCTTTATGCAGGTTCGACTCCTGTCACCTATTCCAAATGTGTTGTATTAAAACAACAGTCTGGTTGACAGGACTACCAGTTGTGTTATAATTCATCCATGAATTGAGAAATCGATTCAACTGTTCTTTAAAAATTTTGCATCAATATGCTCGGTTCGTCTATCGGTTAGGACACTGCCCTTTCACGGCAGTAAGGAGGGGTTCGATTCCCCCACCGAGTACCATTTGTTTAGTGTTATCAGGGTATCGTTTATAGACGTTATAAACTACTCGACAGCAAGGGTGCGACCAACGCTGTCTGAAATAACCGCCATTCGCTCGCCAGTGCTAGCTACATTCTTGGCAAATAGGCACGATAACACTAAACAAATGGAGAATGAGAAGCATTGGCGACTTCAGGAGACTGTAAATCTTCCACCTCAGGTATACGGGGTTCGAATCCCTGATTCTCCACCAAATCCCGTTACTATTTTTCGTTAAAATAGCGTTTGATTAGCGATAGAGATCCGGTGGCAGAAGACCGTTAGCGGGGTGAAGCCCAGGTTCTGATAGGCAGAATTCTAACTGCACACAGACTTTGAATAAAATGAATGGACAGGGTAACACCTCAAGTAGGGGCGAAAATGGAAAGCCGTAGCCTACACCTAATTTTGGCTTCATAGTATAATGGTTAGTACGTTGGCTTGTCACGCCAATAATAGGAGTTCGATTCTCCTTGAAGCCGCCAGGTTGTTCGGGAATAGTGTAATGGTAACACCACAGACTTTGACTCTGTTATTCTAGGTTCGAGTCCTGGTTCCCGTGCCAAATATTCTCCTATAGCTCAGTCGGTAGAGCGTTTGACTGTTAATCAAAATGTCCGTGGTTCGAACCCACGTAGGGGAGCCAATTTTCGGAGTATAGCGCAGTCTGGTAGCGCATCTGGTTTGGGACCAGAGGGTCGTAGGTTCGAACCCTACTACTCCGACCATTGTTAATTTTCTATGAATAATTTAAAATCTTCTAAACTATAATGATAATCTTCTAAAATTTCTAACATAAGTTTAAAAGTCTCAAGTGTTTTATGTAAAGAAAGTATTTGATTTTTTATTTCTTGTACTTTATGTTCAACAAAAGATTTTAGAATGTTTTCACCTTCTTGTTTTAATTTTATTCTTTCTGCAATAGCAGTATATTTTCTTATATGAGATTCACATATGATTATTTCATTACGAACATTCTTTTCGGTATCATAAATGTCAACCTTCATTTTCAAAATTAAATCATCTAATTCGGGATTTATATTTTGTGTATGATGTGAAATCATATTTGAAAGTCTTTGAATAGCTTCATCTCTGATACTAACACCTTGTTGGTATTTTCCAGTTGAATCGTATTCAGACCTTTTAACAGGATCGCTTAATATTTCATAAGCTTGTTTGATACGTTTAAATTTTTCTTCATCACCACCTTTATCTGGATGGTGTGTCTGTGCCAAGATACGGTACTTTTGTTTGATTTCATCAAAGGTACAGTATGTTGGTAATTCTAGTTCATCATATAAGTTCATTTTATGCAGAAGTTAGTTTAGTGGTAAAACCTCGGGTTGTGATTCCGATATCAAGGGTTCAATCCCCTTACTTCTGCCCACTACCAACATTTTATTTAATATAAAAGGTTTTTCTATCTTTGCAAAAGACGGAGTAAATTCTCTCGTTGTTGTGGAGAATGTGTATTCAATATATGGAAGTTGCTGTGCAATTCCCCATAAATTTGTTACGCCAGTTTTTTGTAAGTTCATAAAAATTATTTAGGAGGCAATATGCCAGCAATATTTCTAGTAAGTGATACACATTTTGGCCACAATGGTGTCTGCCATTTTATGCGGAATGATGGAGTAACTAAGTTACGTCCATGGGACAATGCAGATGAGATGGATGAAGAAATGATTAAGCGTTGGAACGAAACAGTTCGACCTAACGATAAAGTATATCATCTTGGTGATGTGGTGATTAACCGCAAAGCATTGAAGACCTTGTATCGTTTAAATGGTGACAAGGTATTGATTCGTGGTAATCACGATATCTTCCGTGATGATGAATATAGACAACACTTCCGTGAATTGCGTGCATATCATGTACTGAACGGAATGATTCTTTCACATATTCCAATTCATCCAGAAAGTCTTGGTCGTTTTGGTACAAACATCCACGGCCATCTCCATGCTAATCGTGTGATGGCAGAAATTTGGGGTAAATATGAAATTGATCCTAGATATCATTGTGTTTGTGTTGAACAAACAGATTACACACCAATCCTATTTGAAGATGTTATCAAACGAATCAAAGCAGAAGGTGGTGAAGTTGGTTTTCAAAATGGAAACGGCCCCACTATGTAAATGGTACACTTGAAAAATATGTGTTGACAAGTTACAAAGAATCATATATAATACACACATGCGGGATTAGTTTAATGGTAAAACTAGAGTTTTCCAAACTCCAGTCATTGGTTCGATTCCAATATCCCGCTCCAGAATATGCGGTCGTTATTAGAACAGTTTAGGTGTCCAACTTAGACGGTATGTGCGAATCATACAGACCGCTCCAAGCCGTGCCATGTGATAGTGGCTACTCTGACCCGGAGGATGAGAAGTGGATTAATTACCCACGGGTGGTTCAGACAAGGACTTATGTTTAGTAATATTCATAAGGGAATCTGTCTCTACGAAAGTAGCGGTTAAACCAAACCGGCGTTAGCGATACGAGAACGGTTCCTGTCGGGAAGCGGGTGGAAGGAGCACAAGTTGCGGTGTGTAGTGGAGAGACTATCACTCAATGCTCTATAATTACCGCCGAGGAACGCAGAGCATTTTATTTTTTTAAGGATGATTATGAATTATACGCCGTTGTCAGATAAAGTTATTATTGAACGTATTGAGGGTGAAAAAGCAACCTCTACAGGAATCATTCTTAAGCGAGCAGATGAAGTTGACCGTGCAAAGATTCTTGCAATTGGTCCTGATGTTGATGAAGTTCAAGTTGGTGATGTAGTTCTATTAAACTGGAATGCAGCCATCAAAGTTGAAGGTGAAATGTATTCCACTAGAGTAGAAAATATCGTATTCATTTACGGAGAATAATATGTCAGATGGTGGTAAAGGTTCTAGTCCAAGACCATATAGTGTTTCACAAGAAACATTTGGTAACAATTTTGATGCAATCTTTCGTAAAAAAACACCAAAAGAAATAGATGACGCTAAGGCTGAAGATGAGGCTTTTCAATATATAAAAGCCTTGGCAGATTTAGAGAATAAACAAAAGTAGCGGGATAGTAAAACGGTATTACAGAGGACTCATAATCCTCAGTTCTTGGTTCGATTCCAGGTCCCGCAACCATTATTTCTTATAACGATATTCAACACAAATTAATGTTCTACTGTTGATATCTCCAATCCAAGCAGTTCTAACACATTCGACAGTTCCGAGATTTAGTTTAACTTCTCTTTCTTTGGCTGGCAATTCTTTCGCCACAGCTGATTTATCATAGTGATGTTTTTCTCCTCCGTGTGGAGGTAAAGATAGAGCAAAAGAAGTGAAACATAATAAAAATAGTACACAAACATTTTTCATGTGTTAATGGTGTTTGTGCCACAAATGAACAAGGTACATTGCAATACCCATTATAATCATATAAATGCCGTTGACTATTAATAAAGCAGTTATTATTCCTTTGCTTAACAACCAATCAAAAGCATCTTTGAATAGTTCTATCATTTATCTTCCTGTATATCGTTTTGGTAATGCATCTAGTCTACGCTCTTTCGGTGTCGTTGGAATCCATCCTTCACCAAGGTAAGGATATTTTTGGATTCTATCTTCTACAACCCAAGCAATCATTAATCCAAAAGATGATGCTATCATTAGAGCTATAAATCCTAGAGCAATTTCCATTTGTAATTTTTTTAATCTTTTCTTTTTTCTTATTTTAGCAGCATATTCATTTTGCATTGATTTGGCAATCAACACCTTTTGTTGTTTGCCCATTTTCTCCATCATTTCTTCAACTTCAGAATGAAGAGCACCTAATTCAATAGGACTTTCATATACCATAAGTTGACGAAGTTCTGTTCCCATTTGTTCTAATTGTTTCTTCATTAGAACTCTTTGTAATGCTCGTTTACCTAAACTAGCATCACCAGTATAAACTTCTGTATTTGACCTGCGTTCTTCTTCTTCAAATATAGCCAAACACTTATAATAGTTGTCATAATATTGTCCAAGATAATCACCAATTTCCTGATACACACCAGTGTGTTGTCCTGATTCCGCTTTTTTGTTTAACTCAATTACTTCATTTTTTTGCTTAATGTATTGATTACGTTGCTCGACTGTTGCTGGTTTTTCAGGTGGATGTAATTTCGAAAATTGATCGTCAAGATCCTTGAGAACTTCCTTTACTTCTCCTGCGGCACCTTTGATATCTTTGTATAGTTTACAACCAGCCTTTACCGCAGACACAGCGGCATTGGCCATCGCAAATAGTGTAATTGGATCCATTTAATTTAATCGTGGGGTACATGAAAACGTTGACAGACAAAACCAACACGGATACATTGCGTATCCAAACGAAGTCATATATAATATACTATTATTTATAAACTCTTGATAAGGATCAAAATGACAAACCTACTCGTAATAAAATTGACAAATAATGAAGAAATCCTTGGTGAGGTGTCAGAAACCGGTACAGGTTACCACATTCTTAATCCTATTGGTATTGCAGTAATGCGTGGCCAAGATGGTAAACCTAATATTGGATTTGCACCATGGCCAGTATATTCGGATACGGAAAAGAAGGACAGGACTGTTGACATAGACCGTGCTTCTGTGTTATACTCCTATGAACCAGCAAAAGACTTTGTTGATAACTACAATCAAATCTTTGGTGCTGGAATTATTCTACCTCCAACAAAACAACTAATAACAGGCTAAATTGACAGACTTTTATACAAATGTACAATCTCTTGGTGGCAAGATTCTTTACCGTGGTATTATGGGCGGTAAACGTGTGCGTCAACGGGTTGACTATGAGCCATCACTTTATATACCATCTAAAAAGGTAACTCAATATACTACTTTAGATGGTAACTACCTTGACAAGAAAAGGTTTGATGGCATTTATGAAGCTAGAGAATATGTAAAACAATTTGAAGGTATTTCAGGCGGTACTAAGATATATGGCCAAACTCGTTTTGAATATGCCTTTATTGCCGACCAGCATGAAGAAATGGTCGATTGGGATATCGATAAAATACTTGTTGGTATTGTTGATATTGAGGTCGGTTCGGAGAATGGTTTTCCTGACCCCTATCAGGCGAATGAACCTATTACTGCTATTGCTATCACCTATCTAAACGGTGTCACCTATGTCTTTGGATGCGGCGACTACGAGGTTCAAGGTGATGAACACTATGTCAAGTGTAAAGATGAATGGACTCTTTGTAAGAAGTTCCTACAACATTGGTCAAACAATTGTCCTGATGTAATTACTGGCTGGAACACTAAGTTTTTTGATATACCATATCTTGTAAATCGTTTTCGTAAGATTCTTGGTGAAGATGAAACCAAGAAATTGTCTCCATGGAATCATATCTCAGAACGAAAGACTGTGATTAATGGCAGACAGATGATTGCCTATGGTTTTACTGGTGTTGAATCACTTGACTATATTGAACTTTACAAATGGTATGCTCCTGGTGGAAAGTCACAGGAATCATATCGTCTGGATAACATCGCTCAAGTTGAACTCGGTGAAGGTAAAATCTCCTATGATGAATATGAGAATCTACACCAACTCTACAAACTAAACTATCAGAAATTTATTGAGTATAACATCAAAGACGTTAAGTTGATTTTGAAGTTAGAAGATAAACTAA